GGATACATATCAGGAACTCCCCATAATTCAGTAGGCACATTACTAGCAGAATTTTCAAAACTATCATCATATATAACATCATTTTTCCCAAAAAGGCCATAGGCTTGTGCAATTCTTACACTTTGAATTCTTGACATAATGTAACAACTTTCCATACTCACACCAATTCTAGCAGCTTCACCAACTCTGCTATTTGTGTTTGATATATCTGAAGGATAACCCAAGCAACCAATATTTAGACCTACTTCTTTCACTTTTTTGATCTCAGGATAAACCATCACTCCATTAAAATTTACTAGAGATATGAATTCTAGAAGAAATCTTTGACAATTGGTTTTCTTTAAACTGTCATTAATTCCGAATAATCTCATGCATATCCTATGAAGCCTTTTAAATCTGAAGAAAACCTCCTCGCTTTTGGCCAAGCAAACAAAAGCATAATCATCTGAATGTTCCATGTGAGAAAGATAGATGGCTTCATCTGGATAAATCTTTTTCCACATCTTTTCAGTGAACATTGTGCAAGCAACTGCTTTCAATGAAGAAAAGTAATTGAACATACCTTGCAAAAAGTTTTGTTGTGATTTAAAACCTTCATTCTCCGATTGACCTTCAAATAAAATGTCACCATTTTCTTTTTTGAAAAATATATTCTTTTTTAACAATTTAGGTATTTCAATACGTTTATCCTTCCACTTGTTGAAGACTAATCTACAATAATTAGATTGATCATCTGTCAAAACCTGTTCATTGAATCCAGATAAAAAACTTTCAAAACACTCCATTGTTTCAGCTGCTGACCACTTAGTACAATCTCCATTACAAAAAAAAGTGCTGTAACCCTTTTTATTGCTTATATCCTTTGTTGCTTTATCAACTAAATTTTGTATATTGAACATTTTGTTGTCTCCAGAAACTGAAATCATTTCCTCTTGAACAACTTTTGACACGGTTTCAAACATGACCTCAACGACTTTAACCATTGCCTTAGCACCATGATTTATCACATAGAATTCTCTCTTAGCACCATATTGAGATTTAATGCAAACATCAGCCAAGACTCTTGAATTATTTTCCTCAATATTCCAAAATGCTAAATCAAC